GCAGCAATTCTAAGACCTCTTTCGTCACTCATTGCAGCAATGTCCGTTAAGGCTTGCTCTAATGATGTTTCGTTAAGATCCGCTTGCGTTGATAGCGTGTTTTTGAAAGTTCCCGCTATCGTTGGGTGTGCTGTACTAAACAAAGAAACGCCGTCGCCTGAATCAAAATTGTCTGTCGTTGGTAGACCATTGATTAAAGGTTCAACTGCTTTAACTTGTTTAGCATTACTCATAGATCTCGCTAGAGCTTTTGTGTATCTTGAAGCAATTCTATCGTAGAGATTATCTTCGATAGCTTCTTCAGTGATAGCAAATGCTAAAGCAATTGTTTCATGAGTGTATCTCGCTGTAAACGTTTCTTGTGCGTCATCATAATTGATGCCAGCACCTTCTTGCTTAACAGACGCGTTAGCAAAACCACTTAACATTACTTCCTCTTCGAAAGCTCTGTCAGATGATTCTGACGTATAAATTTCAGCATGCTGATTTTCATACTTTTTGTATTCAAGTCCGAATAGTGCATTCAAACCTGGTTCTAGTTCTTTAACTAGTTGTGCTCTTGATATTGCCATGTTTTTATTCTCCTATTCTTCCTATGTTCCAGAACCGACGAACTCAGACAGATTCGAAACTACTACTAATGAACAGTATGCTGCAGTAAGATCGTCATTTTCTGCTTCTTCTGCACTTCTTAATAGTCTCCATGAATGTGTCGTTGCGTGTGTTGCGCCGATGTCTAGTGTTGTTGTTGATTTTCCAGTAGTCGTATCTCCGCCTGTGTTAGCGTAAACCGAATACGTCTCCATATATTTAACATGCGCTGCGGGAACATTTGCTGCTACTGCTGCGTCTGATGCTATATTATATAGTTGGAAAGGGTTATCATTTACAAACGCTTGAGTGTCTTCACTGTTTGCGGGTGTAATTGTTGCGTCATACCATGATGCCCACGTCGGCTTGTTAGTCGTCGCAGCATTATAGTAGATTCCGTAAAGTACGCCAACAGTTGTAACTGTTGTTGCACTTTCGCCTGTAATTAAATAACCAGCTGACGATTTTACTGCCATGCCATTAAATAAGTTTACAGAAGCTGCGGAAGCGATCCAGTATTTGGATAGACCTTGGGGTGCTGGTGAATTTCCCAGTGCTCCCGCTTGTCTAAATCCATAACCGGCTGTGTTTCTATTTGCCATATGTTTTCCTATCCTGTTTACAATTTAATTTGTAAACAATTGTTAACTTGTTGATCGATGATAGGGAATATCCCGAGAATTGTTAAAAAATTAACTTTTCTTTGTACCACCGAAGGTTACACGAGACTGTCTATCAATATTGATAGGCATTCTACTATCCTGCTCCTTCATAAGATCGTTGTCTATAGCTTCAGTCTTTTGTTTATGTTGATTAGACATATACTGTTGACGTTGCTTGGCAATCTCGATTGGTACCTTTGCAAGTAAAAGGCCACCTACCCCAACTACCCCCTTGTATTTGCCGTCTTCGACAACTGGATAATCAGATGCATTTTCAACTTCTTCAGCACGAACTAATTCATATCCTTCTCTCATTCGAGACGATATATTTTTCGTATCCTTAAAGCCAACGCTCTCTGCTCTTATCCATCTGTACCTGAATCCATCAGGCGCAGGGGGTGCATCTAGAGAAGATGGTGGAACCCACACTTTTGGTCTCTCAGATTTTGACCGTGTTTGGTTCGCACGAGAAGTTTTATCAACTGTTTCTTTTATCATACGCTTACCTCCTTCGTGAGTTTTAACTGTTTTGCATATTCTTCGAGTGGCACACCTAATTTTTTAGCAATTACTACTTGTGAAGGTGTGAGTTTCACGGTTGTGCGACTTGGTTTAACGCTTCTTTGCGCAGAAGCAACCGTCTGAACGGGTTTAGTCGTTTCTGTATTAGTTTTACCAAATTTATGGGGAAAGTCAATCTTTATTCTTTTATCAACTTCATCATAATATTCATCAGATTTAGGGTCGAAGCCTTCTTTTTCAACCAAATCTTTATGTATCTCGAACGCTGTAAATGTCATGGCTCTATCTTGTCCAAACCATTTATTTTTTGATGCCCAAGCTTCTGCATCAGGATCTGCTTCAGGAAGTTGTGTTGCCGGTTGTTGCGGTGGTACAACTTGTGAAGGTGTAGCTGGTGTTTCTACCATTCTACTTTTAGCTTCTTCTAATTTTGCATTTTCAAAAGCTAATGTTGCAATCCTTTTGTTTGCTTCTACTTGTGCTGGTGCATCTCCGGACTCTATGGCTGTAGCTAATTCTCTCTGAGCTGAATCCATGCCGAGTTTAACATTAGACTCAAACTTTTTCATATAGGCTGAATCAGTTTTTACAAATCTTTTTTCTAAGACTTGTCTATTTTGATCAACTGCTCTAGCGTATTCAGTAGCCGCATCTCTTTGCCTTTCAGCTTCACGCATTTTACGTGTAAGTTTTGCAATTCTAGATTGAACACCTTTACTATAATCTTCTAGTTTTTCGTCTTCTTTTTTTACTTCTTCTGGTTCTTGGTCCGTGGGCCCTGCTTCTTCTTTTACTTCTTCTTTTACTTCTTCTTCTTTTGGTTTTTCGGTTTCTACAACCGACTCATCTTTTTCTTCAGTTACTTCGATCTCGGCTCCTGGACCGGATGTGTCGATGTCAACTGTTTTTTTTTCTTCTACTTCTGGCATAGTATCCTCCTTCTATGATTAATATTCATGCAAGATATCCTCTGGACTCTCAATGGTTGCTAAAACTTCATCATCGTTTAGCAGACGTATTTCTCCCCCTTCAATTTTAATTCTGGATCCGGCATACCGGGCAAACATTACCCAATCTCCGTCCTTGCACCACGGACCATCGGGAAATTTTTCTTTATCCTTATAGCAATGTGGGCCCATTTTTAAAATCAATCCACACTGAGAAGCAACTTGTTGTCTTTCTATAGCTCCATCAGATAAATGAATTCCTCCTTTAGTTTTACCACCCATTTTAAATGGTAAGACTAAAATCCTCCAACCTGTAGGGTTTGGAATTTTTTTTGCTTCTTCTTCTTTTGATTTTTTTAAACCAATTAAATCTTTATTGGGGAGTTGTATTTTTTTGACTGATGTCGATGACGGTTCCATTATTTTGCTCCTTCTCATTTAGCAGGTTAGAGAGTTCCTGACGCACTGATTCTAGTGCCTTAATTTGTCCTATTATATACTTATAATTTTCCATATTGTCAATAGCACCAGATGTCACCGATATAGATAGATCCTCTAGCCTTTGATTTAAGAGCCTATTTAATTTTACTATTACTGCTTCTAATTGCATTATTTTTTATCTTTATTTTTATACTTCTTCGCCCACTTTTTTGCAAGGGTGGGTTTAAACTTAAATAAAAATCTTCTTTGCTTTGGAGATTTAAACGGCACTAGTCCTTACACTGGCATCTTTTGCCAAGTACTTTTTCTACTATATGTTTAAAAAAATTTTTAATTTTATTTATCATTAGTCGTCCAATATTTTCTTTTGTTTTTTTAAAGTCATATTTAATTTCTCAAGTCCTGCAGCTGTTTTCTTTAATCTACCTGTTATTTGATCTCCTGCTTCTTTAAGTGAATCCGTAAATTTCTTAACAGAAACAGTATTTTTCCAGGATGACACACTTTTAGCACCTGTTTTTGAAAAAGGTTTTACACCGCTAATAGTTTTAGCAATTTTATTTTTTCCAAGCATTCCAAAACCTTTTTTAGCTATTCCAAATATATTTGCCATTATTTTTTCTTTTCTTTTTTAATTTTTTTATTAGTACTAGCCCCTACTACTGTTCCCACTGCAGCTGCTTTTTTTTGTTTAGTCATAATTTCAATAGGGAAATCTACAAATTTACCAATTAAAGGAACTTTTCTTAATGCTTTTCTTTCCTTAGATCCATGTTTAAGTAGACCTAAACCTCTTTTAGCTATTCCATATCCAGCCATATTAGCCTCTTGATTCGTCTCTTCTATCTTTGAAGCTTTGTTTTTTTGTAGACTCTTTTCCTTTTCTCACTCCTAAAGATTCGTCTAACTTGTCATTAGCAGTTTGTTTCTTAACAGATTTTCCTTTTGAAAATCTTGAAATGTAAGGTCTTGTTCCGAAATCGTTTCTCATAATATTTACTCCTTGTTATTTTCCTTTTATCAAATGTGTTGCCTTAAGTCCATAGACAGATGCAATTACTCCCACGAAAATTGTTTGGTACCATAGGGGTAAATTTCCGAAGTGTAGAAAGAATAACTCCATTTTCTCCATATGTACAGGATTATCTGACCATACTGACCAGCCTAACATTACAATTGGAACCGAAAGCAAAATTAAAATAAATTCGTCCTTCCAATCTGAATTTCTTGATTCTAATAATTTTCCAGAATATTCTAATTCACCCGAAGCCATACGTTGTGCAGTTTTAGCTGCAGCGTCTGCCATCATCATTTTAGTTTCCTGCTTTTTTTTGTAAATATGACTTCCAGCGGAAACGGCTAATTTAATTGCCGAGAACCACATGTTAGTACCAAGTTACAGTTTGTTTTCTAGCTGCGCCAGTACCTTTAACTACATTCTTGTCGCCTGTAGGAATTCTTTGGCTAGAACCTCTGATACTACTTTTTGCTCTTGGATCTCTAATAAGATTTTGGGGAGCAATAGTAATAGGTTGTCCACCTGTAGGTGATTGAGTAACAACTGTTCCTTTTCTTCCAATCTGCGCTTTGTTTTTTAGTATTTTCATAATTTTCTCCTATTTTTAACTTATATTAATATTTAGGTCCTTTCAAGCGATTAACGTCTTTCATTTTCATTACATCCGAACGTTGTTTAGCTTTATTAGACATCTCTTGTTTCGTTAGCGAAGTTTTAGCTCTTAAAAATGCTAAATCTTCGTTTTGTTCAAGTTTATCTTCTGTTAAGTCTTTTGCTTGAAGCATTTTTGCTTTATCAAGATTTGTTTTTTCTTCAAGTTCTTTATTTTTTCTCTCATTTTCCATAGCTTTAAGATCAACTTCTCTTTGTTTTAATTTAAGAAGTGGATCATTGTCAAATTGAGATGTAATTTCTTTTTCTTCCTTCATAAACTCTTCTGTCATTTCAGCAATTAAAACTGCTTTTCTAGCTTCAATTAATTGAGATATTTGTTGAAGTTGTTGTTTAGCTTGTGGGTTCTGTACCGCAGCTTGTTGAAGTTGTGGAAGCATCATAAATTCTTTTTGGAATTCTAATTCAACTTGTTCTTGAGCCATTAAACTAAGATGCTCTAAAATATTTTTTTCTAAGGAAGCTGTAATATTAGGTTGGTTTCTAACAAAGTTAGTTGCCATAAAATTTAAATGTGATGTAACGTGTGCCCTATGGTCTTGACCAGGAAAGGCTTGAAAAGGTTTTCCTCCTAAAGCATCAATATGTTCTAATGCCGGATCTTTTGGTTGTTTTGGTGGAGGAGGAGGTAAAATTTTATCTATATCTTTTATCCCAATAGCAGAATACATGGCTCTATAAGCCATATACATATTATGCATTTGTGGAGCAGCTTGTGCTAGTTGTAATTGTGTTTGAGCCAAAGATATTCTTTGTGTCATAGAAAATATGTTTGGATCTGCAACTGGTAAAATGTCAATTCTATCATCGAAATCTGTTTGTTTAATATTTCTTGCACCGCCTGGGACATCGTAAGGATATTCTGGTGGTAAGTACGTTGAAAAAACTTTTGCTAATAATTTGAATTCTTGTTTAAGTGATACATACAATCTTTTATGTATTGCGGACATTACTCTTGAACCACGTTCTAAGAGAGCTACTGTTGTTCCAACAGCTGCTTGTTGATTGCCATCACCCACTTGCATATCGGCAATTGATGCAAATCTTTGTCCTGCCTGAACCACAATCCCCATTAATTGTAATAATGTCTGTGAAGGTTCCTTATAAGGTAAAAATACAAAAGCATCTTTTAAATTTCCACCTGGAGTATCTACGTCTTTAAATTCTCCCGGTTGAATTGGAGAAGCTTCGTCTTTGACTCTAACTCCTCTTTGCTTAAACCCTGCTGGTAAATTAGATAATGTACCGGCATCTAATAATTGGCGGAGAGCAGACGTTGCCGTTCTACTTAAACCGCCAATCATGTGAATGAGTCCAAAACCATAAAAACCTAATCCTGGCAGAAATTTGAAGTGGACAAAGTAATTTACTTTGTTTTTCTTTGGGTCATTGGCTGCGAAGTTCCTTCTAATTGAAAGAACTTTTTGTGTACCTTCCTCGATTGTAACGATAAAAGGCAACTTGATTCCAGTCGGTTCCCCTTCCGGATCAATATCTTCAAAACCTTCTAAATCTAAATTAACATGACACTCTAACAAAGTGTAAGGAGCGTCGACTCTAGCTGACTTAGTAATACCTTCTAATTCACGTTCTTTTTGTTTTAGTTGGTTGTCTACTGCTTCTGTTGGTTTTGATAACTCTATGTCTCGGTAAAATCCTCCAACTTGTTGTTTACGTAATTCATTCTCGCTCATCTTAATTACATGTACAACAGCTTCTGCATCTTCAAGAGAAGTAGCAGTATAAGGTACAACTAAATCATCAGCAGGAACAAATTTAGAAACTGCTCTACCTAAGATTTCATCGTAATAAACTTTTTTAAATGTAGACCCTGCAAGAGGTAAATAAAATAACATTTGATCAAACTCTGGTTCGTACTCAGACATTTGATCCATGATTTGATAATTCATGAAGTCTTGAACTCTTTGAGATTGTAATTCTTTTTGTGGACTGCTAGTTCCCATGATTTGAGTTCTAACTGGACCATCTGCCGGTAATAATTCTTTATAAGCTAAAGATTGAAATTGTGTAACTGCTTCTGCAAGAACTGGATGCGTTGCACCTGAAGCTCCTTGAAAAGGTTCTGTTCTGTTATTGTATTTAAAACCTAGTAAATCTAAACCAGTGGTGTAAGTTTTTTCCCAATCGTTTCTAGAAAATTTATAATCTTTGTAGTTGGCTTCTAGAGTAGAACCAATCGGATCTAAAATATCATCAGGAAGTAGTTCAGCTAAATTATCAAAATGCTCTTCTGTTCCAGGTATATTTACAGCACCAGGTTCAAAGTCTAGTGTAACTCCACCATCATCTTCTTCTGTAACTTCTACTGGACCTTGTTCTTTGATTTCCTCCACATTAATATCGGTCTGTTCTTGAGGAACATCTACGGTTGGACCAGTATTAGGGAGAGCCTTATCTATATTATCTGCCATTTAATTTCTCCGTGTTCTTCTTATCTTTTTTTGGAGCTTTCCGCAACCCCTGTGGATCAGGTCCTTTTAGCGGCGGGATCTGACTCCATTTAACATGTTTCATGTTTTTAACTAAAGTTGGGTTTTTCATTTTTTTAATAATCCTGCTATACCGCCAGATGCTCCTTCAAATAAATAACCTAAATCTTTGGACCTTCCATAAAGATCCAACATTGCTTCTTTTGGTAGACTAACATTTGGATCTTGTAATTGTTCCCATGTTAAATAATTTCTTTCCTTATTTATTTCTGCTACTTGTTCAGGAGAACCATGTTCTAATAAACCAGCCTTAGGATTAAATATATTCCAATTTTCTGGCCAAATATTATAAAATGCTTCACCAAAACCACTAGAATAAGGATGAACATATCTAGCTTTATCTTCATAATCCTCTTTTCCTTGAGCTATTAATTCTTTTCTTTTTTGACCTTCTGCCGCTTTATAAGCAGATGTAAAACTTATATTTATATCTTCATCTGTTATTTGACTTACATCTTTTCCAGCCTGTGCAGAAATATTAGACATGTATTTACTCCATAAATTAGTTTGTTTTTCATTTGCCAAAGCTAGTTGTTTTTCCGCATTTTTAAATTGATCAGACGCCATTTTTTCTTGAGCACCTGAAAGATCCGTATATAAATCTGTACCTTTTAATTTTTCCCAATCTTCAGATTCTTTTTGAAAACCTGGGAGATTATACTCTCTTCTTTCAATATCCTGTTGATTTGCAGATAAATCTAAAGTCTGTTGTAAATTCTCCAGTTGTAAATCCGAATATCCCATTTCTTCCGCTACTTTCCTTAAATTACTATGTGTCGTTCCAAAATCTTTAAAAATGAAAGCTTTATCCAATGCTTCCCCAAACGGAATTCCTTTAGCACTTGAAGCCCATGTATCCAAACCTACATACCAAACTTCAGCGCCAATCCAACTAAAAGGATTAGTAATCCCTAACTTTCTAATATTTTTAACTATTCCTCTTGCTGCACTTTTAACTTTGTTAGGACTTTCTTTTAAAAGTTTTTGATAAATTGATTTATACTTTTCACCTCCAGCAGTTTTTATAAATTCATCTGGATTACTTTGAACAAGTGCCATTCCACATTTCTTAGTTGCAAAGCCAATTCTTCCACCCCCTGCAACTAAATTAGAACATATATCACTAATTTCTATCCCTAGTTTTTTATATAATTTAGCTTGAGCTTCTGCTGCGGTTTTATTTCTACTGTTTTGAAGATAGGTTTTAAAAGATGTTTTTCCCATTTCTATAATTTCCTGAGTCTCTTTTTCTGTTGCACTTTTATATGCAATTTTTTGACCTGTTTTTCCTTCTGATATTGTCAATTC